CGGCGGCTATGGACTGTGTGAATGTGTAGTTAGCCCCGGCGCTTTTCCGCACGACTCTGGCGCTTGCCGATCCCCACAGAATATAATCGGTATTTGTGTTTGCGGTTGCTGCGAGGTCCGCCGCCGCTGTCCAGTCATTCAGCGGCGTGGCGTGGCTGAATACGGGGTTGGTCATTTTGTTGGTCGTGGCGCTGGCGACAATCGTGCCGCGGGGCATCCCGTCCAGCGTGCCGACGGTGTTCTCAATCATGCCGCCCTTCGCCTGCGCGAGTAGCTGCCTTGCCCCTAACGCATACGGAGCGACGAATAGCGAAATAGGGAGGATGAGCGCCTTACTCGGAATGTCCGCGACATAGTAGGAGCCGTCCAGGTCAACGATAGCCGCCTTGACTTCAAAGCGATACGGCGCGCCGTGCTGCCCCCATATCGGCGCTGGTGCTACGTAATTCGGGGTGTACTCGAAATAAACCTTGTCGCTCTTGTCCTCAATGGACTGTGATAGCCACATCGAAAGCCGCCGCGCTGCGTAGTGCGTCTGTGCTATGCTATCGCCCAGGATACGCACGCTCCACGCCCACCAGCGGTCTTGTGGGGTCTTGCTCACCACGCGCCCGCCGCTCATGCTGCCTACGTTACCCGTGGATACGTTTAGCGCCTCTTCCGCGGCGGGGAAGATGAAATCCTGAAATAGATCGAACTCACCCGCGTCAAGGTTGAAATAGCGGCTTCCGTGAACAAATCTGGCTTTGTATGTCATAGGTTATATTCCTGCGTATCCCATTCCGGCGCGGGCGCGGCTGTTGCCGCGGGATAGCATTGAAAACATTCTGGCTACGATGGCGTTTTCGTCCAGGCCGGGCAATGCGTTTATGGTAACGCTCAGGTAAGTATCCCCGCCGCCAAGGGCGTTGTTGGGGGTGATGTAACCATTCGTGGCGGGGGTAAACATTTCCACGCCGTGTTCGCCTACGGGATAGGATACGCCAGAGCTTACGTAGCCACCCGCGGCTTTATGTGAGCCTTGTGGCGTTGTTTTCTTCGGCGTTGTCTGTGGCGCATAGGGGTTCGTCTCACCGCCCCATGCAGCAACACGCTCTGATGTTTCCATAGCAACACGGATCATAAAGTCCTTGACTTGACCGAGGCTATTCAAAGCGTTCCAGGCATCCCAGAACAGGTTTACGTTATCGGTTGCCGCCTTGACACCGGAAGAAAGCGAACCCTGATAGATGCCAGCCGCCTCGGTTGCTGCCGCCGCTGCGATACGCGTTCCATCATCTACAAGCCCCCACTTTTCGGCTAATTGTTCGAGTAGCGCGGTTTCATTCTTGGTCAATCCATCGGCGGCCAGGTTCTGCTCCATCATGTTTAGCAGGATGCGCTTGGTCGCCTCGTCGTGGGTGTCTGCCAGGGCGGTCATTTCTTCGCCAGTTGTCTCAAGCTCGCCGCGCAGGTCTTGAAGCTCTTTCTTCTGGTCTTTCGACAAGTACCGCTTTTTCTCAAGTTTCTCTATCTGCCCCTTGAGGTCAATCGTTTTCAGGCGCAAGTCCTCTACGTTCTGCGTAAACTCTTTCTGATCCTTATCCATCGTGCCGGAAATCGTGGCATGATACAGGTCAATCCTATCGTTTAGCTCCTTCGTTGTTCGGGCTGCGTTCTGGGCGGCAGACACATAGCCATTCAATATCTGGCTTTGCTCAAATTCGGCGTTGGAAGATGACTCAAGCGTAGCAGTTAGCTTGTCCGAGTTATCGTTTAGCTTCTTGGTCTTTTCGGCTGCGTTGTCAAGTGCAACCGACCAGCTACGCCCGCGCCGTTCCGCGTTAGCCATTCCAGCGACCATCGCATCTGACTTCTGCTTTGCGTCCCATTGCGCCTCAGTCCATGCGCCTGTGACGTGCTGCAAAGTCATAAGCTGCTTGGCGTTATTCATTACGTTTGGTATAAGTTCGCGGTAGTTATCCTTGAGCTTACCCGACGCAATGCCCGCGTCAATCATCATCTCGATATAATCTTTATACGTGGGCGCTAACTTCTCGATCTCACTGCGTACCGCTTCAATCTGGTCTTGCTGTTTGTCGCTTGTCCCTCTGCCTTTCAGCAGGTCGTCCAACGCGGTGGATGCATCTGCAATCGCAGGCGCAAGTTTCAACTTGAACGAGTCTGCCAAGTTCTTGACGCTGGCTTCCATAATTGCGATCTTGCCCGCGTCGGTGTCAGCTCTGTCGCCAATCTTGGCAAGCTGTTCCTCTGCCTGTTGTAGAAACGCCTCAGTAAATGCCTTGTTCGCATCCATGCCGGAGGCTTTGAGCTTCTTCACTTTCTCATCGAAGCCGTCAACGGATACGCCCAACGCATCAAAGCGCATGGTCGTCTGGTTGGTCAACGTCAAAACGAGCTGGTTCATATCCATCCCCAGCCCGCCCACGAGACGGGTAAGGCGCACTACCTCGTCGCCCGTCTTAGCCAACCCCAGCGCCATAAGATCGCCCGCGCCCGCCATTAGTTCAGCATCGGAGCGTGTTCCCTTTGTCGCCTTGCGTAACTTGGTTAGCAGTAATTCGCTGAATGTTCCTGCGCTGGTAGAGAGGCGGTCAAACTTATCGGCAGTGTAATCTAGTTGCGTCCCGGCTTTACCTAACTCCCACATAGCCTTAGCCGCCGCGCCAAGAGATGTTATCCCGATGCCCGCGCCAATGCCCTTAAAAATGGTTTTGACTGACAAACCAGTTTTATCGGCAACCTTCGCGGTATCCTTGAGCATGGACTTACTTTCTTGCAAGCCCTTCTTTAGCCCGGTTGTATCCGCGCCGATAAGCGCATATAGAGATGCAAATGCCGCGCCTAAGCCTCGTGCCATTAGCTCACCTTTACCTTTGGTGTATTCACTTTAGCGCGCCCGTCCTCGATCTGGAAGAACTCTTCCAGGTCAGCCAAACTCAGCGCGTCCACTTCTGCCAGCGTCCAGCCGAAACGCTCCGCTATTGTCCAGCGTAGCAGTTCCGGCGGCGCGGGTTGTCGTTGCGTCAGACAGAAATAGACGCGCTTGGAGAGTTTGGGTCAGCTAACGGGTTCCGCGCTTGCTCGAAAAATGCCGCCGTTGCGCGCTTGTAATCGGGATAGGGTAGGGCTTCAAACTCCTCTACCGTCAAGCCGAAACACGGCGCAAGTAACGCATCTTCTTCCTCTGGCGTGGTTTCCTGTTTGAACAGGTGGCGGTATTGCGCTATGGTGATCTTGGTCAGGTCAACTGCCAATTCCCGCCCGTCGCTAAGTGTTATGACCATTTGTCGTCCGTTCTCGCGCCGTTCTGCTGCCAGGACACGTCATAGGTAGCTACATCCGAATAAGGTGCGGTCTGCGTCACACCCTGGGCGATAGCTGGCATATATGACTTGGGGCGGTTGCTTGCCGTGCCTGCCAATCCCCAGGTCAATGTGCCGGAATTGCCTTCGGCGCAAGCGGCGACAAATGCCGTACCGTCATGCTGCGCCAGGGCGCTCAGGGATGCTTGACCATCCTTGAAGCTCGCCAATCGTTTGCGTGCCGTATCAGCGCCCGCCGTCGCGTCGATAAAATCAATCGTTGGCGTGTAGCTGAAATTGCGCGCATCGGTGTATAGCGAGATCGTGCCGCCGCTCCACACCCACGAAACGTAACAAGCTGAACCTGCATACTCGTTGTCTGCCATTGTCTAACTCCTTATTCCTAAGTCAATCGAATACGATAAATCCCACCCTCGCTGTAAATCCTCGTGTTGTCGGGTAGGTTCTCCACTAAGCTAATATCCTCCTCGCGGGCGGTCCAGAAGTTCGACCAGCCCGTGACGGAGATGGTCTTATTGTGCAATAGTGCATCACAGTAAGCGTCGATTGTGCCTGCCAGGGCGGGGGAGGCAGCGTAGCCGCGCACATATACCAATAAATTCTTCATGCGGCTTTGGGTGATGTTTTCATCTCCCCCGCCCTGGTAGTTCCATACGACATATGGCAAAGCTGCCCCGTCTGGCGCTTGCTGGTAGTAAATTGCCGTACCGCCCAGCGCGCCGGTTAGCGCCGTGCCGCCGGATAAGGTAGATAAAATGCCCGTGTTCAATGCGTTAGTTATGCTCATGGAAATAGCACCCTCTGATACAAATCTGCCAAGTGGCGGCGCACAACCTCAACCGCTGGACGCAGGAACGGTTTAGCGGCAACAAACCTTTGTACGCCGTAAGACTTTCTAAAAGGCTTTGTAAGGTGTCCAAACTCCACATGAATACCGTAATCTGCGCCAACCTCAACATGATAGGTCTTTGAATTGACGCGCCTTGCCTTGATGCTGTTTTGTAGATAGCCAGTAATTACTGGCGCTCTAACCTTCGCCTCAGCCTCAACCTGGATAGCACAGGCTTTTAGCACCTGCTCGGTTCGCATGTCCAGCTTGGCGGCAATCTCATCCAATCCGGTTGTATCTAGTTTGATCGTTGCGCTCATACGATCTCCAAGTAAGCGCGCCGTGAGCCGTCCCACGACTTTGCTAAATCAACGGATACCACGCTGAATGTCTGGCTATTGCAGCTCACCCGATGCGCGGTGGTGATCGTCTCATCATGCGCCAGGGTAAGCACGTAACCCGTGAAGGGCTGCACGCTTGCGCCAAATACCTGTTCTCCCCCAGGGCGCGCCACATCCAACCTGCACGGCGCGGAGGCGGTAGCCGTCCCCCAGGTCTCAGTCCAGCCGCCTTGCCCGTCCGATGTGCGCGTAACGCTCAGGATGTTACACGTATCGGGCAATAGGCTTTCGATAGCGGATCGGATAGACTCAAGCTCCGGGTCAGTAAGCATTGTCGTTCCTCGTTATGATGACGCTGTTTGACCCACTCAGGCGATCATAATGAGCCGCCATTGCAAAGCAGTTCTTGATAATCTCGCCCCGGTCAATGCGGTGGTTATCGGTGGAAAAGTTGACCGCCATTGCATACTGCCCCGCCTTTGTGCGCCACACTTCCGCGGCGGCGGCGTTTAGATCGTAGGAGCGCCCGTAAAGGTAGTACGCAGATCCACCCGTATCCGCTGTGAAGGTGACAACGCCCCGGTTATAGTCCGGCGTATAAAGCGCCGTGCCGATATTCGCGCCAACGCCATCGGTGACGTAAAATACCGCCGTGCCGCCGCTGGTGGCTTCGAGGTCGGTAAGGCCGCTGTGATATTCCTTGTAAACCGCCGTGCCGCCTTCGTAGCCCTCAACCACATACAGCGGGTGGTTGTAAACGTCCTTGCGGTGCGCGTCCAGCACATCTTGAAGCTGGTTATCCGTCCAGTAGGTTGTACCGGATACAGAATAATCAGCCGTTCCAGCTTGAGCCAGTCCGCGCAAGCGGGTGATAAGTGTCGCCATCGTTGTACGAGCGGTCATAATTCACCCCTTCCGGGTCAGTCCTGGTAAAACTCCACATGCGCCACGGCAGCCGCATCCCCGCCGGCGACGTAGATCACCGTCCCCATGTTGTCAATGGGCGGGATATACCCAACCGTATCTTTTGCCGCGTACCCTGGCGATACCGTCCCGGCGCTTGTTCCGGTTACGTTCCAATACACGGCTGCGCCAGCCGCATGAATAAATGCGTTTGTCGCCCCATCTGGAACCGTCACCGCCGTTGAAGCCGTCCCACACGCGCAGGCTGTACCGCCTAAGTGTGTAGATCGAAACGGAACCATCTCACCGCCAATCTGTGTATATTTAGCCATTGTCATTCTCCTGTAACTAGCTTGCCTACCAGCGCCATTGCCGCGCCTATTGCCTGATCCATGTTCAAATACTGGTACAACCCCAATCGTCCTCCGGGGCGGGTGTTGGCCGCCTCCCGCTTGCAAAGCGTTTCATACAGCCGATGTAACTCAAGGTTGCTATCCGTTGGCACGGGGTAGTATTTCTCACCCTTAGCCGCCGGATACTCCCACGTTACAGGCCATGCGTTACCGTCCTGGTATCCAATGTGCCGCCAGCCTATAATCCTCGTGTATGGTATATCTATGTCGCAGAAGTTCATCGTGGCCGCGCCCACCACGTCAGACGGTAAAATGCGGTTGATGTGCGTCAGGCTACGGTATTCCAGCGTGCCAATCGAATAATCAAATAACTCATCTAATGCCCCGGTGTAAATCACGGTCTTAGCTTGCTTATCCCAATAGCCGCGATCCTTGATGTAATCTATCCCCGTCTCAACGGGTACGCCTTCCAGCATATTCGTCACCATTGCGGTATAGCCGCCAATCGGCACGCCCTGGTATTTGTCGCTGAAATACCTATCGTCGTAACTGTCTCTAATCGGTATCCGGCGGGTGATGCTGCGGGGTATCTCATCGTATGGTCTGCCCCATTGCTTCTCTGAGTAGCCCACGAAGAACGCCTTGCGTAGCACCTTCTCCGCGTCCTCGTCGCCCAGGCTGATGCCTAACTGCTGCGCCGTCAATCGGTTGGGTGGAAACGAGTACACCACCCCGCCCGACATTGCCTTTACCCGATGCTCGTATGGCTGCCATTCTGCAAATCGCCTGACAAACTCCCAAATGCGCGGCGCGTTGGTGTGGAAGATATGCACGCCGTAACAGCCAACCGTCACGCCCTCAATCTGTGTGTCGTGGCAGTTACCCGCTAAGTGGCTGCGCCGCTCAATCACCTTGACGCTGTACCCCGCCTCAGTAAGCAGGCGGGCGCAGGTTGCGCCGAATATGCCAGCCCCGACAATCAGATAATCAAGCATGATGTCTGAATAACGCTAACTTTCCATCGTGGTATAGGCCGCCGTTGCCGTAGTACATTCCGGGTTTCAATCCACCGTGACCGTGGGCGTGGATGCTCCAGGGACACAAGTTAACCGCCAGCCCCAAGGTAGCTATCTCCCAACTAATCAGCCATTGCTGCCGTGCCATGTGCGAGAACACGCCACAAATCGCCGTGTAATCCTGTAAGTAAGACTGGTACAGGATCGCCCATGTGCGCCGGGTCATCGCTAAAAAGCCAACGTTATAATCCTGGGCGGTGTGAATGATCTCACCGTATCGCTTCTCTAACTCATCCCAGGTTATTTGCACGCCCAATAATTCAGCGTCATTTCTCAGTGTGCTGTGCGCTCCAAAGTTGTAGCCGACAACCACTTCGCCGTGTCCAATGCTCAAGAACGCCCGTTCCCCCGCGTCCATTGCCCGTTGCATGATAAAGTCGCCATCGGTATAGATCACAACTTCGCTGTCCTCGTCACCGTCAAGCAGGGGCAGGAATGAGCCGTGCTGGATGCACTCTGTCTCTGGCGGTGCGCCGCGGTTCTGTGCGCGGGTGATGGTGACTGTCTCAATCCCGTCCATAGCCGGCGGGGTAAAGCCAACGCCTACCAGCGTGACGGGGAAGTCTGCATACTTCTGTGAACTGTTCAGATACCCGACCATGCGCGGGTAGTAATGTTCATTGCATCCGGTGACTAGTCGCATGGCTTCACCGCCCTTGCGTAAACGTCACCGTGCGCTGTGTTGTGCGTGATCTCCACGCTCTGCCAGCCATCCAGCCAGCCTGCTAACTCTACTGGGTCAATGTTCCCGTAATATTCGCCGCTCATATCACCCTCAAACCCGTCGCATCTGTGCGGTAAGCGTGGATCTGCCGCTGCCGTAAGTAGCAGCACGCCGCCGGGTTTCAATGCCCGCCATGCGCTGTCAATCTGTCCTTTAGCGTCCGCGTCATGCTCCATTGCTTCAGCGGTGATTACCACATCGAAGCGCCCGCCGCCGTCGTAATCCTGCGCTAACCCAACCCAATCCACGCCGCGCCCTGGCCAGGGGTCAACGCCAAAGTATTCAGCCGCTTCGTAGAATAGCAGTGACGGACTTCCGTTCACGTCGTGGGAGCCAAACTCAAGCACCCTCACACCGTCAATGTTCAGCGGTTTAGCCTGCTTGCTCAAGAACGACCATGCTTCAGCGTGCATTGCGTACCTCCATTTCAAATCTCATCCTGTACCTCCTTCTTTACGCCGAACCCGGCTACAAATGCAGCAAGGCGCAATAAGATCATCCCCAAACGAACCCGCCAATGGTAGCGATGAGCGAACCGATACGAGCCAGTTACCGTTACATCGTATTTCTTCATGTCCTTTGGCTCTATTTCGATGACGTTTACCTTCATCGCCGCGCCTCCCTCACAATCTCGTAAAAACGCTCACGGTTCGCATCGCTCTTGTCATACGCGCCGGGGGCGTCCTTTGACGTATAGTTATTCAAGTGCTGAATAGGTATCCCGATAGGGCGCAGGCTCAAACCCGCTCGCGTCGCCCGCCAGCACAGCTCGTTATCTTCCCAATACAATCCGTCCCAATCTTGCGCCCAACCGCCAATCTTACGAAAGTCGCTTGTGTGTCCAATCAGACACCAGCCTTCAAGGTAGGGTATGCAAACGCCGTCAACATAGCGGATGATGAATGACGTACCGTACAATGCGCCCGCGGGTAACTCTGGTATGCCGATCAACCAGCCAGGGGAGGCGGTTATATCGTTATTGAGAAAGATGGTGACTTCCCCCGTCGCCGCCTCTAAACCCTGGTTATTGGCCGCGGCATACCCCTTGTTAGCGGCATTTCGGATGTAGATACCCTTCAAGCGTTCTACCATTTCGCGGATAGCCTTCGCGCTCGCTTCGTCGCTGCCGTTGTCAATGATGATGACTTGCGCGCCTTGCACCGCTGCCTCGTAGGTGTTTATCAGTTCAGGATGATTGAGCCAGGGGGTGATTATGCTAATCATGGCGTTTGTACCCTATGCTGTCAGGGTCAAGCGCCCATCGGTAACGTTTCACGTCCTCAATCGTGCCGCCCGCCATCTTGATTGACTCGTCAAGCGGCCTCACTCCCAATCTAAGAAAGCTCTGGCGAATGTCGCTAAACGTTGTCACTTCCTGCCACCTAAACATGATCCATTCAGCGTCGGTTATTTCCTCATAGCACTTGATGACAGGATCAATCGTTGCCATGTTTCACCCCTTGAACGGTCATATGCACATTCGGCACGACCTCGGCCAGTGACTTCGCTAATGCGATTGCGTCGCCGTGCTGCCCGTGCAACTCGCCCCGGATCACCTTCACCTTATCGCGCAGTATTTCCATATCGGCAAATATCTCAAACTCCGCGCCTTCACAATCAATCTTTAGCAGGTCAGTACCGCCGTTCAGGATTGCCGGCAGCGTGGTAGATTTCACTGGCGCGCCTTCCGTGCCGTAGATATTCATGCTGCCCGAATTGCCATACTTCACGAACTCAGTAATCACCACATCGCGCCCGTCACCCGTTACCGCTAAGTTATGCGCCGTCACCAGCCGGTCAAGCCCGTTTGCTTTCAGGTTGGCAACCAGCCGCTTGTAGTTGTTTGGGTTCGGTTCGTAGGCTTGCACCTTGCACCCGTAGGTTTTCGCAAGATACATGCTCACGATCCCGACATGCGCGCCGATGTCCAGAACGCGGGAGTTTTCGTCAAGCTCCAGGTTATCCAGGTGATAATCACGCTCGATCTCACGCAAGATGATCCACTCTATCCCGTCCGGTTCTGTGAAGGTTAGCCCGGTCTTATTGGCAAACCCGCCTTCTACTACCTTCTGGTTTCCGCTGCGATGTTCGATCAATTCAGCCCCGCACGCAACACAAGGCATACTGATACTGCCATCTGGATTGAATAATCCCGTTTGCAGCCATTTATGCGTGTGCGCCGGAGCCGGGGCGGTGTGCGTCCCTTCGATCTTGGCGGCGATCTTCTCTAAGACGGGCTTCCAGTATTTCTCAGTCACCTTGTCCGCGTCATAGGCCAGCGCCCCATCCCGCGCCCGCTTGCGATAATCCTCGTTCCCCTTCATCCGGTAGGCGGCCTCTAATGCGTCAACGATAGCGCCCACACGTGGGTAAAACTGATATGTCCCAAGCGGGAGATAGAACGGGTGTGCCTCTGATTTCGGTATCTTCCACCCGCTGAAACACAACTCAGGCATACTTGTCCAGTCGCCCACAATGACGGGGCAGCCGCAAGCCTGCGCTTCTACAATCGGGATGCCAAACCCCTCACCGCTTGAGGCCAGCAGGTGAACGTCCAGGGCGCTGTATAAAGTCGCCATCTGTCCATCGCCTACCCCGCCAATCATGGTCGCCATGTAGGGATCGCTGATTAGCACATCCGTTCCAGCTTTCAACCCTACCTGGTCAATGAACTCAAATAAGTTCACGCCGCCGTTGGATTGTGTAGGATTGGTGTGTAAGTAAAGCACGGTATCTTTATGCTTGCGGTGAAACTCAGCGAAGGCGGTAAGCATCTCAGGCCATGCCTTACGGGGCGGCGATCCTTTGTTAGCGCCCACAATCCCAACGATAAACTTATCTTGCGGGAAGTGAACCGCGTCACGGCTGGCAGCCTGGGGGAGGGGGCGAAAGACTTTGGTATCTACCCCGTGCGGTACGTAGTGAACGTCAATGCCTGCGTCATTCATCATCTTGACGGCAAACTTCGAGTACACAATACGCTGATAGGCTTGCGTCACTGCGCGGATAACGGGAGGGGCGGCGGGTTCACTATCCACCGGGAACCACGGAACCCAGCGCATTGCTGGCGGCCATTGCTCAGGGTGATAAACCCATGCGTCAATCAGGGTGATCGCTAAATCGGCGTTGATGGCTTCATAGTGCTTTGGCAGAATATCCCCGCCGTATGGCTCGCCGCCGCGCGGTAGGATACGCATCCCGTTCCAGTCTAGGATGCCGCCTTCTAAGCCGTAGAAAGCGGACATCGTTACGTCATGCCCTAAATCACGTATTCGGTTGGTAAAGAGCCGTGTTTGATTTCCGTAGCCCGTAGCTGCCCACGGTGCGTTGGAGTGCCATAGTATTCTCAATTCCTGTCTCCTTTCAGGTTTTGAGAACGGGCGCGGCGAGGAGAGGAGGGCTACTAGTAAAACCCACCGCGCCCGTTACTCACAAAACTACTTGCCCATGATGTAGGAAATGGACACGAAAGAGCCAGCCGGAACAGTACCGCTGGTCTGGTCGTATCCAATCCATTCACCAGCCGCCACGTATGCGTCGCTGATGGTCAAGGGCGCGGGGATAACTGCCGAGTCGGTGATCGTCCCGGCAAATGCGCCAATCGTGCCGCTGATAGCAGGCGTGCCAGCATCGGTCATTGTGACCAGCATTCCGCCGATGGCAGTTCCGGCATTGATAAAGTCAGCGGATAGCACAGTGCATCCGCCGCCGCCAGTCTCAAAGTGGATTAGCGGAATTTCGGTTCCAGCGGTCAAGACCACTGGAGCGGTTACAACATGAATGTCAAATTGATCAGCCATTGTCATTGCTCCTTAGCTGGTCGGTGCGGAAGCATCGAAGTACATTTCGATACCCAGGGCAGGCCGCCAGATACCATGAGCGTACACGGCGGACATGTTGAATTCAGTACCACGCCGGGAAGCGTCGCGCTGTGGCTCAACACGGATGCCGCGCCGCCAGTCGATTGCCAGGGCAGAACGCGGGAACACGCCGCCGGTAAAGTCTGTGCCGGATAGCCCGCCAAAGACCTGATAGATCGGCACACCCATAAACACGAAGGCTTGTGACAAGCCCTGCCGGGTGACCTGATCGGCCACGCCGGGAGCTGCAATCGTGGTTGCGCCAGCGATGCTTGCGCTCTTGGCGAGTACCGCAGCCTGATAGCCGTGGACAACGCACGCCAGCGGAACATTGACGTTCTTATTGACATAGCGCGCCTGGGCGATGGCCGCTGAAACGTAACCCCATGTGATTGCTGTACCGGATGCGCCAACACTGCCGCCGGTCAGGGAGGCCATGTCGCCAATCAGGTGACTTTCCACGAGGTCAAGGGCAGCGAAGCCCAGCTCACGGCTGGCATCGGTGATGATGTTTTCGGGCGCGTCACTTTCGGCGCGCGAGTCAGTTACGAAGAACTGCAAGCCGATTTCAAACGGGGTGAGCGTTTGATCGGCGGAGGGGGTGAAGGCGCGGGAAGTCAGGTCGTCGGCTTCACCAACTACCTGAGCGGTCCCGGCGTTGTACTTGTAACCAACGCGGGGATTTAGCCCGGTTGCGTCACGAAATACGGTGACAAGTCCTTGCATGATCCCGGCTTCGCGAACGATGAAAATAGCATCGCTCTGGATGTTCGGGGCAATTAAGGAGATGTCGCTATAAAGGTTGTTAGCTGGCATCGTAATATCTCCTGTTATCCGAGAAGTCGCCTACGCTTCTCCTCGTATGTCTCGGTTTCACCGCTTGCGTTGTTGCCGGGGTTAGTCGGCTTCACATGCGGCGCTTGGGCTTTCGGTAGCAGCTCTGCCAGCGCCTTCGCGTCGGCTTCCAGTTCTTCAAGCGTCTCGCCCTTCAAACGGGAGGCCAGTTCAGCGGGTAGGCTGTGCTTGGCGGCTGCGTCTCGCTGTAAGGTGGCGATCCTGGCGGCTTTCAGTTCCGCTTCCAGTTCGGCGGCGCGCTTGCGTAGCTTGTCCGTCTCGGATAGCTCCGCTTCCTCTTTCGCCTTGCGTTCAGCTTCGATTGCCTCCGCTGCCTTGCGGTATTTAGCCGCCTCAGTGTTGGCTTTCTTCAATGCCGCTTCCATGTCCTTGATACGATCCTCTGCGCTCTTGCCCGTCTCAGGTACGGGCGCGGGGTTCGTGGGTTCCGTCACCGTCTCGGTGGCCGGGGTCGTGACCGTCTCGGTCTGTGGTTCCATGATTGCTCCCTTTCGGTTGGTAAATAAAAAACGCCGCTTTGCTGCGACGTTCCATTGCTGGACTATCACAGAAAAGCGGCGTTCCAATACGGACTGCCTAATATTAAGTTAGCACACTTATTCTACCACAAATACATCCAGTTTGTTACTGTCACTTTTACACAACTTCCGTAGCTCCGATGTGCGAGGCAGGGCATACCGCCGCTCGATAGCATCCACAAATAGCAGTAACGCTTGGCGAATGATTAGCCAAAACTCACGCTCGGATAGGGTAGGGGTGGTCACTTGTCCTCTAGTACCTTGATAGATCGCGTACCGCTAAACTCAATCTTTCCAATCTCGATAAGTCTATCTATTGCGTGCTTAACATTAGACGAACTACTAATTTTGCAAGCCTCACCAATCTCTCGATAAGACGGCGAATTACCATCATTGTCTCGCTTGTAATCAATGATGAATTGATATACCTCCATGTAATCTTTCTTGCTACGCTTGCGCGCCTGTCGTGCGACTCCTGTTTTTCGCTTGGCCTTATTACTTGTGTAGTAATGCCTGACGTCGCTCCCGTTATAAAATTTATCAAACAGCATATTGTTGTAGTCGCCTAATATTTGGTGGACGCGCTGGTGGGTGATACCAAGCACTCTGCCAATAGCCTTGAAAGTCATACCGGCAACACGCATCGCTCCAATTGCTTCCATCCGCTCAGTTGCTTGTGGACAATACTTCGTCATCTCATCCTCCATGTTTTAGATAGGGCAGGGGGGTTCAATCAGCCTCCGTTAATTCCATGCTTTTGATAATTATCATTATCACAAACAAGAAAATAGGCGTAAAAATGGCTTGCGCTTGCGTTTTCAGTTATTATCAAAACCATCTTTACTTCGTCCTCACTGGCGTTTCTGCGCCTAATAACTCCCACAATGGAGCTTTGCCGCGCATATCGCCATAAACCGGATCGGCGTGCGTCTTTACCAAGTCGCTGAACTTGTACGCGCCGCCTTTCCACGCTTCGTAAAAGTCACGCCCCAATAACGCCCGCTGTTTCGCTTCTGATTGCTTGCTAAACCATTCCTCGCCGTTCTCTTGAATGGCCGCCGGGAATAGGATCGTTACGGGTATCATCGCACAGCGGCAATTATGGTGTCCGTTCAATCGCTCATCCATTCCGTGCATCGTGCCGTGCATCGCCACACAAGCCGGACACGTCAGCCCGTCCAGCGTTGCGCCCCACTGCCAGCCCTTCACCACATCGCTGTTCGCCGTGTAGCTGGCTCTGCTCGCCTCGCGGTAACTGTATAGCTGGACTGTGCGTACCATCCTCAAAGCATCGGTAAGCCCGCGCCCGTATGCGTCGCCAAACGCCCGCGCTATCTTCTTCGGGTTATATCCGAGCGTCACGCCTTCGGTTAGCTTCTCGATCACGTATTCAGACGTTGCGCCAGCCAGCTCCCCCACCCGCTTGTATAACTCCCCCTCCGGTGACAGAAAGCCCAGTAGGGCGATAATGGCATCCTGGTTCAGCCGATTGAAGCCGGGAAGGATGACAGGCTGCCCGGTCAAAGCTGCGCCAACCATGCGCGCCGCATCCCTCTCCCCCATCGCGACGTTCAGCGCGCCTTGCTCTTGCAGCAGGTCACGGGTGATTGCCTGGATGCCCGTCAATTCTTCGACCATCTGTTCTTGTAATGCCTTCCACTGCATCATGCGGGCAACCTGCGCTCGCGTGGGGGCATCCGTGCCAATACGCTCCGCTAACGCCTGAGCGAGTGCGTCAAGGCGTTTGTAGGATCGCCCGTAAACGTCAATCAGCCGCTTGAGTGCGGCTTCGTCCTGGCGCTCCATTGCGGCGCGGAATTGGTCAACGATGGTGAGTAAATCTGGCATTATTGCCCGCCCGTGAAGTTCCTGAGTAACAGCGCGCCGATGTTATTCTCACCTGCGTTTGCCGCCTCGGTCTCGCCCGTCATGCGCTCCTGTTCAGCCTCCCAATCGTAGCCGCGTAACCCTGCCGCGGTTTGCTTGCTGAGTAACCCTATCTCAATGTCGGCGCGGACGGCCTGAATTTGCTCAAGCTCATTGGTGGGCAGCGCATCATCCCAGACAATCTCACCGGGGTCGCCTTCCATGCCGTTCAGGATTAGCAGCCGCCGATTGATTTCCAGTAACGCAGCGCCGTATAACCGCCGCTTGCTTTCGAGCTTGCTCAAGGCATCGGCGTACAACACACGCAAGCCGAAGTTGGTCAATGCGCCGAGCTTGTCTGCCACGCTGGATAAATCAACCGTCTGGGTGATGTCAAACAGCGATTGACGCAAGGTAAGTAGGAATTGCTGAGAAGATGCCAAGTCGCCTAGCGCATCCATCTGGCGGATCTCGCTATCCGTGCCGTTGAAATTCGGCATTTCGTCTGGACCCAGGGCAATGGTGTCCTTTATCCCCAGATTGCGCCCGTATCGCTGCGGGTGCGCGTACAGCCTGATTAGCTTGCTGATATTCGAGGCGACGAAGTTGGCGCGATCCTGAATGGCAATCACATCCTCGGTAACATCTGGCGCGCCGTACACGTTCACCGGGTCGGGTAGGTTCTGCCAGTGGACCATCGGCGCAAAGTCGTAATCCCAACGCTCCTGGCTGACCAACGTCCAGCGGTTGCTTGTGTTGTGCGATGAGACGTAATCCCGTATCCACCACACGCCGCCGCCCGTGACTGAGCCGTCCTTCTCCACCTGGCCGTCGTCGCGCTCAATCTCTTGCTTGTGCGCTTCGTCGCGCCCGTCCAGCCCGGTTATCACGTATTCGATGCGATAGCGTAGCACATCTTCAATGTCATCTGGACGGGTGTCCATAGTGACCAGCGCGGGGTCAAGCGCCACAAGGCGCGGGTATAACTTGTCGCCATAAACCTTGCCGTCTGGCACGATCTTGGCGTAGCACGTACCTTGCTCGCCGCCCAGGATAGCGACCTTCTGAAGCCAGATTTCCTTGTTATTCGCCGCCCAGACCGCCGCGATATACTCATCCTCTGGCGTGGCGCCTTCGCCGGGTAGGTCAAACTCCACGCCCTTGCCGAACAGCATCGTAACCGAGCGATCCACCACCAGCCCAGTAAAGTTCAGCGTAACGTTGTCGTCGTGCTGGTTGACGCGCACACGTAGCTGCCGCCGCTGATTGCCCTGGCGGTAGTTTCGGTATCGCTCCGCTTCGGTCAATCGCTCCATCATTGCCGCGCCAAATAGCGGCTCAAAAAACCATGCTCTAGCTTTCTCAAAGATGTTTGCCATGTTTTACCTCTAAGTTACCACCCCGCGAATGGATCACTAATAACCGTTGCGCCTTTCCCGATTGCGTCCCACGCTATCGCTAAACTCATCACACAGTCATCGTGCATCCCCTCCGGCGCTGAATAGCTGAAGCTGCCGGACGGGTTGCGCTTGCTCTCGAATGACAATAACTCCCCGATCAAAACGGGGTCGTTGATGATACTTATCTCACCATGCTCAAACGCCGATTGTAAGTTCTGGATAATCGTCTGCTTCGTGGCGCTGGTCGTGGTGAACGGGATAACGGGTACGCCCTTCGCTCGAATAGCGTCAATCACGGGCTGCCCGATACTGTTACTCTCCACTTTCATCGCGTCCAGCTTCCAGCGTTTATGTAGCGCGGCAAGGCGATCCACCAGCACGTTGTAATCTACGCGATTGAAACGATCCATGTAAACCATGTGCTTACTCTCGGTGTCAATCACGCTAACCACCGTGTAATCTATCGAGGCGGCAACGTCCACGCCCGCGATATACTGCCGTCCTGCCATGGGTCCCGCCATGGGGCTGAGGCTGGCGGCTTCCTGAACACGGCGAAAGACTGAACCCTGGTCGTCAATGAACTCGGCAAGGTATTCCTGGCGGAAGATAAGCTCAGGCAGCGTGTCCCGCGCCTCTTGTATCTCACTCGGCAATATTCCAGGGTTGGCGGCTGTCGGGTAGGTGAAGGATTGATAATCGTTATCGCCCCTCAATCCACGCTGGTATATCTCCCAGAACCAGTTGCGCCCGCGAGGGGTGGAAATGAATAACGCCCGCCCCAGGGTTGCAGACAGGTTAGGCCGGATTGCCTCCGTCCAGGTCTCAGGCTTCATAAACGCACATTCATCCAACACGACAAAATTCAATCCTTCGCCTCGCAAGCTATCCGGGTTGTCTGCCGATCTCACCGTGACCGCCCCGCCGCCCGGTAGCGTGACTGTCATCTCTGCAAGGCTGATTGCCGCGCCGGGTATCTGCTTTGCAATCATGCGTAATGGTCGCCAGCCAACCTTGCTCACTTTGTATGATGGTGCTACCCACCACGCCAGCCCGCCGTGTAACGCGGCTTCGATGCACTCCCACACGCCGAGGCGCGTCTTGCCGAATTTTCGCCCTGCGTCCACCACTCGAAAGCGGGCTGGGCTGTTGTGGATTTCCTTCTGCGCCGGGTGGTAGTTGCGCTCAATCTTCACCGTCCACCCACCTGATGACTAGCTCGCCCGATTGGTTGATGTTCACGCCCGGCTTGAAATCCTCGTCCATCACCTGAAGCCACCACTTACTCGTTTGCAGGTCGCCGTCATTGATTGCCTTCACAACGTTGTACTTTGCCTTGTCCGTTACTTTGTGCTTTTCGTTCTGCAATGCCTGAACGAGTACAGGGCTTTCCTTGATGCGCTTATCTGCGGTGTGCCAGTCCACTTCAAGGCGTGCGGCGATAGCGGACATATTGCCGCCCGTCCCCTTTATCGCATCCTTGATTTGTGATACTGACAGCTTTGCAGTCATACCGCCTCGGAATTCTGGATTAACTTAGGTGTCCCGCCAGTCATATCGCACCACCGCTGAATAGCCACGGCGCAATAGGCTGGCGAAATCTCCACGGCGCGACACTTGCGCCCCAACCGCTCGCAGGCGATGAGGGTAGTGCCGGAGCCGAGGAAGGGATCAATAACTATGTCGCCGTTTTGTGTGCTGTTCTTCAGTTGCGCCTCTACCAACTCTGGCGGCTTCATGGTGGGGTGTTCTGTACTTCTCTTTGGGCGCGGTATCTCGAACACACTCACCTGTGAATTGTCTCCGTACCAATGCGAGCCTTCATGGTTGCCGCGCCCCGGTCTGCCGTCTCCGGGTGTCCACCCATACAAAATGGGCTCGTGTTTGTAGTGATAATCTGAATGTCCAAGCACCATGCTGTCTTTCACCCACACTAACTGCTCATGAATTTTCCAGCCAATCTCGCTGATAACATTCACAAACACTACCTGTAGCGCACCCGGCGGGTGCGCTACATAGAACGGCGCACCTTCTATCAACACGCTCCCGGCAGTTAGAAATGACGATGCCAATAATCCTGGCAAGTCGTCTGCGCCATCATTTTCGATGGTTAGCGCATCCTTCGTCTTGCCAACATAATCAACGCCATAAGGAGGGTCAGTCCACATGCAATCCGCCTTCTCCCCGCCCATCACCCGCTCCACCGTCGCCCGATCCGTGCAGTCGCCGCAAATAAGCCGATGCTCGCCCAACTGCCACAACTGCCCCGCCTCCACGCCCCACTTCTCGCGCAACTCCTCAGCCTTATCCACCTGCGCGCCGGGGTCGTCCGCTGGCTCACCCGCCCACAAGTCGAGGTCGAGTTCTTTCTTGTCGAAGCCCCATTCCAGCAATTCGTCAATTTCCCAGTTATTCGCCAAAATGTCAAAGTCGAAATGACCGACCGCGCCCTTGCGTAAATAGATGACCAGCTTCTTGCGCTCCTGCTCGGTTAGCTCGCGGGATGATACGCGCACGTCCACAACGTAATCCATGCCAAACTTCTTCGATGCTCCCCAAACCGTCTGTCTCTGGTGACCATCGTAAATTTCGTTGTTGGGGGAAATGGCTATCGTTTCCACCTGCCCGAACTCTGCAAGCGATTCCTCCAAACGCCGCGCCTCATCCTTGCCGATAGTCGCGGGGTTGATGTCCCAGGGTATAAGCTCACTTAGCTTTCGGCTTGCGTTTGTCCACTGTATTCTGTCGCTTCGCATATCGTCGCCGTCTCCAAATCTCTGCCGTCTTTTCGTGCAGCCTTCTCCACAGCACGGGCGCATCGGCGCGGAGCTGGGCGCGGGTCATGCTACGGCCCGCGTTATGTCGCTATTCACGGTGAATACACCGTAAGTCAGTGTATCAACTACGCCGCCGGTAGTAAGCATCTGCAAGTCGTAATAATAGGTTGACGGCACAAGATCATCTGTGACCGCAGGCTTGATTGTGATAGTCAGCGCGCCGGTTGCTTCGTCTGTGACAACGATTGCCCCATCCGTTGCGGTAGCGTATGCCGCGGCGTTGACTACGGACAAACCAGCGGTTTCTTCGACAAACAGCGTAGCTTGTGCATCGGTATCTTCCTGACCGCCTTTGACCGTGAACCACAGCTTACTGCGAGCGGAAATCGAACCCAGGCCGGTTAGCGATACAATAAGCGTATCTCCACGATGAGCCGTGATGGTTGATCCAGCTAAAATCGAGGCAACCGCCGCCGCGGTCTGGGTCAGCGTACGCGTGGCGTATGCCCACATCTGAGCCGGAAGCGAACTAGCCAGCGGCGTGATCGGCTCTACCCAGTCACACCACTCGTCACCGGCCTGGTCGCTGAAGACCACATTGATATGGTCTCCGTTCATCTCCTCCGCGCTCAGGTCAACCTTCACCAGCTTGCTTCCGGCGGGTGTCACCACCGGCAGCGTCGCCAGGTTGTTCAGCGCCCCGCCGTCGATGGAGACCTTCACATCCCCTGCCGCCAGCGTCGGGTTCACCTGGAAGATGTCCTTATCCGCCTGCGAAAGCAGCATGATGTAGAACGTGTACGCCTGTCCCTTGATCGCAAATGTCGATTCAGCCATAATTCTCCTTACTTAGCACCGGCGCATCGCCGCGTAGCTGGTCACACTTCCTTCCAATCCACCGTCACGTTGTATTGCTTCAACGCCGCCGCCGCTGCCGTTCCAGCGTAATTCATAAAAACCACCTGCTCCGTCGTCGGGTTCCAGAAGATATGCCCGTAACCCGCGTCCTCGTATGCGCTATCTACCCAGCGCGGCGGCGACCATGTTTGTCCACTGTCCGATGAGAACAGCAGGCAGTTTGTGCGCGTGCTGCTAGCGGTAAACTCAAAGCAGCCGGTCAGCAGGTGCGTATCCTCCCACCAGTTTGCTTCACCTTTCAGGTGCGCCAGGGTAAAGATACGGTGCTTGCCAGTTTTGCGTACCATGTAATTTATATCTTCTGGCGTTGTCCACGTTGCACCCATGTCGTTGCTGAAACAGCGGTATGTCTGGCTATTGCCATTATCGCGTATCAGCGCAATGATGCGATTGCTGCCTAGATATTCAATTCCAACCTCATGCGACTGTCCCGCCGCTGTAATGTCGCTAACCCAAGTCCAGTTAACACCGTTATCAATAGACTTCACGAGTACGCTTTTGACGTTTGCCTCAGCTTGGTCTGTTGATATACGCCCGGATAGATAGATAACACCGTCGTAAATAAACGAGTCATCTATCAGCGCCAGGAAGTCTGTATCTCCATCAATGCCAGTAATCGCCATTGCCGCAGGTTCGCTCCAAGTTGCGCCGCCATCCGTTGATATACTCTGATAGGTTCCTCGCGCTGCGACACTCCATACATCTGCGCCCGCACATATCAGATTGCCGTTTGGAGCGGCAAATAAAAACGGCTCGCCTATTGTTGTCGGGAAGCTAACTGCATCATCCCCAAGAGTCTTATCCTTATCTGTCCAGGTCGCTCCGTAATCGTCCGAAAAGCGGATATGCACTCCACCAACGGTTGCTGCATGAACATCGCCATCCACATACACCATTGCCACCGTGCCATCAGACAGCGTTACGCATGACGGGCGACCATGCCAGTCAATATCAACTTCTCCGACGGTTTCTGTTACACCCGTAACAACCGCTTTTGTAGCGTCCACCGTAAGCGTCTGCTCGCCAGCGTCTAAAAATTTAGCCCGTATTTCTCCGATAAGAACTCGCCCACATTATTGCGCTCGCCTGCCGATAGCACTTTGTTATAGATAATCAACTCAGCCAGATACATATGAGCGTTGCCGAGCTCACGGCTGCTACCCGGCCCGTAAAGCGCGAAAGATGACGACGCTCCAATCGTCACACCGTCACCAGCATTTGTTCCAGCGTTTGCCGTACTGACCAACGCACCCGCTTTGTATATTTTGCTCGCCGCTCCGTTAAATTCCACTGTCCAGATCGCAAATTCATCCACACCCGAATTACGATAATACAAATCTTCTGTGCCTGCCATCGCTTTAATTGCGTTGACAGAGGATGTGCCTGCTTTGATATTGATGGCGTTAAGATAATTACCGATGACGAGTGACTCCACCCGCATAGTTAGCAGTTTGAATATAAAAAACATCATGCATGGTTGCGGGTGGGCAAATCCGACCCGCAGCCAGTCGCCGTTAGCATCCAGGTCGCCGCTGAACAGGAGCGCGGGCAGCGAGTTCAGGATATTCGTCTTGAACGACGGCTGGTTGGCAGCGTTGGCGCACACCGGATGATTGTCATTCCCGCTCAGGTCGGTGAACGATGCTACCGCGTCGCCGTCGTTTAGCCCGGTGAGCTGATCTGCCGCACACCAGAGCAGTAAGCCCGATATACTGGACGGGTCAACGAATGGAGCCGCCCCTCCCCCCATCAGCACCGGAAGCCATCTCGCTAATCGTGATCGTCTCATCATACGCTCCTTGTCAACTGCCAGCCCCGCCCGTCGTGCATCCCGCTTGTGTCGCCATGACACTAGCGCCCTCTGGCGTTTCCTACCCTTCACAATCCTTGTGTATCCACGCGGATACCTTGTACCAGTCGCCGTATTCAGCCTCTACACAGAGGCGCGTACCGTTGTTGATTACGCCAATTTTGTTATCGGATACCGTAGGCGTGCGGCGCAGGTTGTAGTTGCCAACCGTTACAAACTCACGCGGGTATTCCGCTGGCGGCTCAGGCGGCGGGGGTACTTCCCCGCCCGTATCATGCGGGTACACGCCAAACGCCCGCTTGAAGGCTTCTCTGTCGCCGTTGTATCGGTTCAGGTCAATGTCACCGCTGGACACGCCGTATGCCGCGCCCTGCTTGTTGCCGCCCGCGCTCCACTGCCAGAATGTCCAGGGATAACCGTCTGGGTTATTTTTGGGCCGCCAGTCATTAGGCTTGACTGGCTGGCTTGCGCTTGTCCAGTGTGCTACCCATAACTTGCGATGTTTCGCCCAATTCGTAAGCGGCATATTGGTATTCCAAAAGCCGGGGGAAGTGTAGATTGCCAGCGCCCGCCCGGTGACGCTCTCGTATCGGTTGACTAGCTTTTGTAGCCAGCCGTCCAGCGCCGTCTTTCCGAGGCCGCCTGTTTCTTCTACGTCCAGCACGGGGGGCAATGCGCCCATTTCTTCATAGCGTGCAAAACTGTTGGCGTGTTTCGCCCAATCCTTACCCGGCTTGGCGTACCAGTACAGCCCGAATGGGATGCCATGATCGGCGCATCCTAGCATGTACTCAGTCAGGCGCGGGTCGGTGTAATCGTTGCCATACCCGGCGCGGAGATAGGCAAAGTTGACTTTCGAGGCGAACAGCGTCCAGTCAATGTCACCCTGCCAGTAGGATAAGTCCGCGCCCGTCACGCTCCAATCTTCGGCGGCGGCAATCGTTACGCCCCGCGTGGCTGGCACACCTACCGGATAATAGGCAAAGTTCTCACGTAATGCGGCGCCACATTTGACGCAAGACATAGCCACAAAGCCGGGGGCTATCTCATTGACCGTGCCGCAGTAATCACATTTGCAAGTTATCATCTTCGCTCCTGGTAGTTAGGTTTAACCTAATGTTCAGTTCCGATTGTCAATAGTTTTCGTTACAAGTGAAAACTATTTCCAGTTAATTACCCTATCGGTTTACAAATAAGGTGTAAATATGGCAAGTCGTTATTTACACTTTCGGTATATTCTGTGTGCGTTTTGTTAGCTATCAGCTAACTTCTTGCGCCACCATGCTTGCCGCGACCTGTCGAGCAGCATTTCCATCTTGCCATCCTGAACGGCGCGGAGTAATCGCTTACGGGCTATCTCAGTCGGCAATCCCATTTGCGCGGCAATGTCGGCGGTCTTGGCGTAGCCCTGCGCGGCGTAGTCGGGATACTCGGCTTCAAGATAGCGGGCTATCTCGGCGGCAATGTCGTCTTCTGTTATGCCTGTAACTTCCATACACGCCCTTTCATGGGTTCTAGCTTAAACTTATGCACTTCGTACTTGCCACCGTCGCACAGTGTCACCGTTCCGCCTATGTCTGCCTTGCTATTCTCTGCGCCGATCCGGTAGCCGTGTTCTGTAAGAAGCGACCAGCAGGGCATACAGATAGCGCGGGTCTTGTGGTTGTCGAAAGAATCAGACCACCTGTGATTGTGCGACCTGAATACTAAATCCGGTATCGGCTGTTCCAGGTCGAAGCCATAGCGCCACATTGCTATACTTGCGATTTTGTTGGCGGCGTTCTTCTCCGTCCAGGGGAGACTTGGCATACTGGCGTGGTGTGCTATATCCAAGCGCACCCTATCAGCCGTGATGCGAAGTTGGTGGAAGCTGTAAACATCCTGCTTTGAATTGATTGCGCCCATGTCTTTGCCGATAGCCTCTTCGAGCCATGCTGCCTTACCGGAATGTGCTTCCGTGCCTCTAATAACGTAGAAGCTGTCAAGCGTCCCAACAAACGGATCAAGTACATCTGCCACTATTCGCAGGACTGTGGCGCGGTTGGTTGTGATAAGTTGCGTGCTTCTATCCTTTGCGTCAAGCTCTCCCGCATCACCGCCCAACACGCCAACCCTGCGGTATCCGGTGGTGAGACCTTTCGACCATGCAATAAAATCCAACCAACCGTCATACATCCAACGCTGCTCGCGGCTGGCGTGGTGGGTCCCGCCGTCATCCAGATTAACCTTTGGCGGGCAGATAGCGACTGTACTGTTTGAGTGAAGGTCGCTGGCTTCTATGATTGCAGTTTTCAAGGTGCGACAATCTCCACGGCGTGCGTCAGGATCGCCCAGATCAGCGCAATGACTGAGCCGCCGAAACCTATCGCTAACCATGTAAGTACCTTGTTCGTGTAAATCAGCGGGTGGATGCTATCGGTCAGCTTCTTCATTGCCGCATCCAGCGCATCCACGCGCTTGTTCAATTCGTCAATCCGCGAGTGGGCGTTGTCGGCGCGTTCTACCACCTTGACATGCGCCCCCGCATACTCGTTGGCAAACTTCGCAAAGTCATTGGCGTTACACTTGATGTCGCCAGCCATGTCCCCAACTTCTTTGAGGACGTTGTTTATCTTTTCCAGTAGTACAGCGTTGCTAATCTGTGATGGCGGCATTGGCGGGTTACTCCACGTCTGGGCGATAGTCGTCACGCAAACCCAGGTCTGTGACTTCCGGGTCTGGGAATTGCTGTTGCAGAATGTACCTACTCACAAAATCATGCAGGTAGTTAGCCCCGCGCCCTATAATCAAACCGGATAGCGCAAAGCCAACGGGTGACGGTTCAAGCTGCCCGATGAGCGCGAGTAAGTCCAGGCGGTAGTAAAACGCCAGCCCCACCCCCGCGACGGCGGCAATGTACATCAGCGCCCAACGCCAGGATGCCATTGCGGGGATGTGATCCACCGCTTGCCCGAACAGGTATTCCACCATTGACTCTGTCAGAAACGCCAGCGCCAGGGCTAATAGCAGGATTTGTAAATTCGACATGTGACCTCCCTAGACAACAAAAAAAGAGACGACCATATAAACTATGGTCGCCTCTTTCCCATACACATCCCGCCCTAACAAGGAACGGGCGCGAAAAAGTCATTCAGTTGTAACCATTATAGCACGGATTATCTAATAATCAACACCGTGTTTTGCGATCTTCCGCATTAGCTTATGCTCCCCCGCCGCGATCCATTCTTGCTCACCACCGCACTTGTGGCAGGTGACTATAGCGTACCCGTAAACCGTCACGCACAAATCCGCGCAGTGCATGACAAGCCGCGTCCTGTCGAAGTGGACATAGCCTAACGCCGCGCCGCATGACTTACACAGCCAGGCCGTGTTCTTATGGTTATCTTCTGGCGTTACACTTTCCGTCACGTATGCCGCTTGTGGTTCACTCATCCTTGATTGCCTCCCTGTATTCCTCGTGCGTCATGTAACTAACTTGATACCCCCTGCCGCCGGGGATGCGCGTTACCTGCGTCACGCAACCCTTGCGCTGCAATTCGGCGGCGCGCTCCCATGCGGCGCGGTAGCTGTACGCTTCGGGTAAGGTGGTCATAGGTTTTTCCATGCCTCATCTTCGGCGGGGTCGTCCTCTTGCGCCCATTGCGGTATCCACGCCTTTGCGCTTTCGAGTTGGGCGCGCAGCCGCTCATTCTCGGCCTTTATCTGCTGGCACTTATCCACCATCAATTCATCCAGCGAAACTATTGCATCCATCTCCGCTTGCAACTGTTCGATTTTTTCGATAAGTTGCTCAACCTTTTTACGCCGGAATATGTTTTGCCCGTCGGATAGTTCCTGCTTCACGATGGAGTATATGTCGCTCATCCATTTGCCCTTTCGTCAATCTTCTCTAGCTTGTCTAGCGCATCTTCCAGGCTGAATACTACGCAGCACAGCCCGGTATAGATTGCGTGGAATTTGCGCTCGGCATCGGTCAATTTTTCACCGGGCATCTTGATTTCCATAAACACGCTTGCCCCGCATTTGCTTAGTGCTAATATATCGGGTATGCCACACGCGGCTTTGGATAGGTCAAGCACGGTGTACCCGGCGGCGCGGAGGCCGTCCCTGATTTCGGCGTGGTTGCCGTCAGTCCGGCGGGCGTAGCTCATAGCGGCATCTTATATCCGTCCCCTGGCCCCTGCGGTAGCGGTAACTGGTGGCGCAGGCGAATAATCTCATCGTCCTTCTCGACTATCGCAGCCCATAACGCTCTACGCGCTTCGGAAAGCTCATTCTCTGCCACCCTTAGAGTCTCACGGGCGTTCTCGGCGTCTTTTGACGCGGCAATCAGTTCGTTAATCAACTTGGTAATTGCATCATTCATGGCTAACCTCCTATCCCACAAACAACACACGCGCTAGAAGCATCCATGTCAAATAGCGTCATCTGTAAACCAGACTCGTATCTCTCGCGCAACTCGCGCAAGGTTAGCGGGGTGTCGCCGTCTTTTGTCTGGCTACGCAATATCGCATAATTTGCGTTTGTTGGATTCGTTCTCATCTCTGCCTCCCACTGTTCGATCTCGTTATAGCGTTCTGGAAAGTTAATCAGTGTGCGTATCCAATCACCATGCCCCTGCTTTACGCAACGCCCGCCACAGTTGGCATGTGTGTAACCAAGTCCATACGCACGCGGCGGTTCTATCCCCCAATCGGTTCGGCATATCTCAACGTATGATCTAAACTCAATAGGTTTCCAAAGTAAGGGGAAGTCAACTTTGTAACCAAGTGATTCGTAGTTGGCGCGGGTAGGCTCGCAGCGGTGCATCTCGGTAAAGTCATAACCAATATGCACAACAATGTCATCTTGTAGCCTCTCGCGCATCTCGGCCAGATAAGCACGGAACGGCTCAATTTTTAGCCGTCTTGTGCATGGGGCAACGCGCTGGTTAGGTATCACATGCTGAGCATGTGATACCTCGTAGGGGTTGCGCCCTTCGGTTATCCTGTCAATCACTACGCCAAACCTACACTCGAAGTCTGCCATAAATCGGTAGTTGTCGTCATCCTCAAAAAGCGTATCCATAAATACCAATGCTACTGGCTCTGTTTGGTAATGGTCGAGTACCCGTAACGCGGTCAGGGCTGATGATAAACCAGTGCTAAACGATACAACGTGTAAGCTCATAGCATCCCCAACCCTTGCAGCGCATCAATCAGCGCGGGGATAATCTGCGCCGCGTACAGCCCCGCCAGCAGCGCAACGGCGATTATCAGCGCCACGAGGACGAACACGCTCAGAATGTCTAGTATGTCATGGATCATTTCTTCCTCCCTAACACTTCGGCAAGCATCGCCTCGCCGCGGGCTTTCTGCTCTCGCCGCCATCTGCGGCAATACGCTCGCCGTTCTTCACGATGCTCAAGGTGGTACTGCTTCTGGTATTCAATGATTGCCTCGCGATGTTGCTCGTAGTACTCCCGCTGCCGCTGCTGGACGGCTTCAAGGTTGCGCTCGCGGTAGGCACGCTGATAGGCGGCGTACTGCTTTTTGTTGCGTAGGCGATATTCTCGGTAGTAGGTTGCGTCTGTCACAGCCACACATCCTTTGTGTCACGCAGCGCGGCAAGCGCAGAACGGGTGTCGCCTACTATCGCGTCGAGTAGGTCAGGCCAACGGTCTATATCGCCTTGCATCCCGACCAGTTGATAGTATGCGGCGGCGCGCTTCTCCTCCGGCCATGCGTCAATGCCGTATTCGGAAATAAGCTGCTCAGACAGTGACATTGCTCACCCCCATCGCAAGCGCGCACCACGAGGGTATACACAAGACTATCTCATCCCGTAACCCTCGCCCAAATCCGTTTTGTGCAAGCATCCCCATACTCCAATCAGCGAGTAGGTTAACCTTATCTTCGGTGTCGTTGTACCCCGCCAAAGTTGGCGGGTGCATCCCCGGCCATAACCTACCAGCACTCGTATCAAGCCATGCCAAATCTTTTATCGGCTTATTCTTCGCCTTAGCACAGAACAAATGCCATAGCTCATGCACCACCAGTGCAAGGCCGATTACTTCCGCGTTCTGAAAGCGGATAACACCCCACTTTGCGAGGGCGTGATATTGGAGCGTCTTGGTAAACCGCACATGCACCGTACCGAACACCGCCTCGAAGCTGGCGGCGGGGTCAAGCCCGGTGTACGGGGCAAGCGCCGTGCCGACGACCAGCGCGGCAAGCTCCACGGTGGCTGTGCTTTTCGTGTCCCATAATTGGGGTAAGTCATAGATGATTGTCATATCTCCATCCTTATCTGCAACTGCGCATGAGCTATCCGCTTCTCGGCAATGGCGTAGTAGGTCGGGTCAATCTCGATCCCGATAAAGTTTCTGCCCGTCTGCACACACGCCACGCCCGTTGTGCCGCTTCCCATGAAGGGGTCAAGGATGGTGTCGCCTTCGTGGGTAAGCTGTAAAATTATCCATTTCATTAATTCAATTGGTTTTTGAGTAGGATGAAGACTTACATCTCCAGACTCGCCAGCTCGACATACACCTGACCACATATATTCAAATTGTTTTATGTGACCTCCCTTATTTGTCCAGATTAATTCACAATCGCTAAAATCCATTGGCTTCATACCGGAGCGTTTATTCCAGACCATCCACCCACGAGAATCAGGCAATTTACTTGCAAAATGATTAGCACCGAAAAGCGCAACGCTTCTATATCCAAGAAAAGGCGAGGGGTCGAACGGCTTATCGTCACCAACGATTCGTGTGCCAACGTGCCTCGTAGTAACTCGCTTTTCTGCTGAATATGACGCGCCATGTTTGTAATTCATGCCGTAAGGCGGGTCAGTAATCACCGCATCCACACTCCCCGCCGCCAGCGTGGGTAATATCTCCAGGCAGTCGCCCTGGTACAGCTTGACGTTGCTCATGGCGCAAGCTCCACGGTGGCGCGGGCGCGGGCATCCCATAGGTCGGGGAGGTCGTAGAGGATCATTGCGCCTCCTCGTCGTCGTCAAGTTGCATCAACGGCGAAATCTGTATATCCTCTCGCCTTCTAAACCACCAGCGCCATACATTGCCCTTCACCTGCATTACTAACTCAACCTCGGATGGCTTCAAGTTTGTCTCTTTCAAATACGCAGCTGCCATCTTTTCTAAATAATCAAGTGTCGTAAAACCTAGAGTACGACTAAGCTCCTCGAATTTGTATAACTCGCTCATTGCGCGCCGCCTTCCCACTGGTAGAACGGACAGTGAGGGGCGTGAACGTCCCCCTTCTCCGTCTCGCATATTGGGCATGCCGGAGCAAATAGATAAGCTCTATTATCGACCATAGTCATATCGCTCCACTCAGCCTCTCGGATAATCCCCCTCAGCCTTTCCACCTCAGCCCGCGCCGCGTCACGTTCCGCGGTCAGCGTGGCAAGGTCATCTTGCAAGTTTATAATTATGTACGCCAAGTCATCGCCGTCCAATCTGTTATCAAGATATGCGCCTCGTAGTTCCTCAAGCGTATAAGTCATTTCGCTCCCTCCCTATCCCAGTCCAGTATCGGCGCGGCCTTCGCCTTCGCTATCCACTTCGCGCCGTCCTCCTCGCGCCATTTGGCACACTGCTTGCACTTGGCGCGGTGGTCGTGCCACTTCTGGCACAACGCAGCAAACTCGGTGCTGTTGCGCGCTAGCGTGCGCTCACACCATATCGCATGTCCTACGCTACAACGGTCAGTCATTTTGCCTCCCTCAAACTTTCGATATACTTTGGCATAATAATCTTGCGCCACAAATAGTCACGCGCACAAAAGGGACACATAAACGGGTTGTACTTACTACCCACACGCTGCAATATTAGGCTTGCTTTCTTGGACGCTCCGCACACTTCACAATGCCCGCTGTAAACGTGCGGGCGTGGCTTGCGCCGCTTGGCGTAGCGTTTCATGCCGTCACCTCCCTTTCGGCTGGCTCCCCAGCAGTAAACCTAATTGCGCTATCAGCTCGAACGCTCCAATCAGCCCGCCCGCTTGCCGTTCCAACGCTCGCGCATACCCGTCCAGCTTCGCCTTCTCCGGGTACGATAGCCGGCAGAACGTCTGATAACACTCCCGCGCTATCGGCGGTAGATTGCTTTTGTGACTGCTCAAGTAAATCTCTAGCCATACGCTCTCGTCGCTCAATCGTTGCCTCCCTCAAAGCGGTACATACCTCGCACGTGTCGCGGTGGGTTACAATCTCGGCGCGCAGGTCTGCGTCACGGAATTGCAGCCATAACGCGGCGTAGTTGGCGAGTGCGGGGCATTGGTAGTCAGTCATGCTTGTCTGCCACCCGGCGCTCGTATGCAATCCAACTCACATTGCGCCGCAAGTCGCCGTCTTTCACTTCGCCGGCCAGACTGTCATTGAACACGCTCATTGCCGCCCAATAGGTGTTTGCGTTCCATGCGGGTATCTCAGTCTCCGGTTGGGCGTGTTCCAGGTCACGGGTATTAGATAGCCGCTCGGATAGCTGGCGTAACTCAGCGACGGCGGGGAAGAACTTACTTGACTTGATATGCTCATCCACCGCTTGAGATAGCAGCCATTCTGGAATGTCGGATAGCGCCGCGCTGTAAGTGGTGATTGTGCCTTTGAGATTGCGCGGGGAGAAGCTAGGATATGCGTCGAGCAGTTTGGTGATTTCGTCTTTTATCATCCAAATATCTCCTTCAAGGTTGCGTCAATTTCAGACTGGCGGGTGTCAACGCGGGCTGGCTTAGAGCCGTTGCCCCCGTTCTTGTAATAGTCAAGCATCCCGGTTATGTTAGTTTTCTTCCAGCCATGCCCGATCCAATCTTTAATCACGTTGCCCCACTTTACGAAGTCATCCCCTACCGTTGAGATAATGTCATCCCTAAGTAAGTCGGGTGGTGTTATCTTTGCAAGGCTGCGATATGTTGTAATAGCTGGATGGGATAGCCGCTCATCGTGCGGGCGCTCTGCGCCGCTATCTTTAACCGGCTTAATGGATGGTTTATTAATGGTTAATGATGGTTTGGGTGACATAGCTATGTCACCCCTTTGTGTCGTTTTTGTCACCCCCCCGGTGACATGGGTGTCACCCCCCCGGTGCAATTCTGTCACCCCTGCCAAATTGTCACCCCCTAAAACGGCCTCATCAGTACCCCCATCTGTGGGGGGTGTCATTTTGTCACCCCTATATATTGGTATGCTAAAATTGTGCGTTTGGTACTGACTTACTCCGTTATCTATCAGCCATTCATGCGCTACAAGCTGTCGGGTGATGCGCTGTACGCTGCGCTCTGAGTAGCCAGTCTTTTTAGCTATCGTTGCCACTGCCGGGTATATGTTGTTACCTTCGTGGTCGGCGTGGTCTGCGTAGGCGAGTAGCACAAACTTCTCGTCTCGCTCAATGTTCTGATCCCATACCCATGACATTGCTTTAACGCTCATGTTAAATACCTCTTATAAACTCCACCTTGTAAGCATGTTTGATAAATTCACCCAGCGGAACTACTACCCCAAGTGTTGTGTAACCATTGTTGGGAGCCTCTTTCGTTTCGTATATCTCTTTCCACTTGTTCACAAGCCGCTTAATCTTCATTGTCTCGAATCGGTAAGCAATATTGCGGGGCGGTATATAGTAGATAAGAATCTGAGAACATGACGAATATGCCCATCCAGGCTTATTACTTGTATTGACGGACACCGTTTCTACAAATGCCTTATTGGATGTATCGGCTGTTGTGTCTGCCTTGTACTCAACGGAAAATCTAAATCCGTCCGAGCTGGTGAACACTCGATCAAGTCCTCTCTTCTGCTCTTCCATCGAGACTTTAGTAACTTTGTACGATTGCGAGTAAAAGCTATCCAAAGTTTTCTCGTGGTTTTCGCCGTCTGCTAATTGCTCATCGAATTCGTACATAAATATCCCCTATATCCTTGAACGCATCTATAAAACTTTCCGGCTTATCCCCCAGGTAAACTGCCATTGATGGGAACGGGGCAGCGTTTCCGTTATCGCTAAAGTTCAGCCGCCCCCAGATAAAGCAATGGGGAAAGTCACGCAATACCCTAAACCATGCGGTATCAGTCCGTGACGGTACAAGGGCTATCGCCTCTGTTGTTCTACCGGATTTGTATTCCTCGAATAAATACTCTACCCATTCGGCAATCTCTCTGCCATAAGGCGGGTTCATGTAAACCCGTCCATGCCACTCCTGGGATAGTCCGTCATCCTCGAATGTGTAATGTGTTGTGGCTGGTATAGTTGGGCTATCGTGGCTGTTAGAGCATGGATCTGTGTCAATGCCGCCCATAGTCTTTATCACACGGAAGATTATCCCGTTGGGCGTGTACCACTCGTTACTGTTGCTGGAATAAAGGGCGCGGTCTGTGCGGTTGTTGTCTAGGATTTCTTTAGCAAGCTGGTGGCTGATATACTCGCCACCCTCGGCGCGCTCTACCGCTTCTTCGATTGCTTTTTCTGGTGCTGCTGTTTGAGCTAATAGGTATAAAGCTGATGGGTCAAATTGATTCAAATCTAACAAATTGTTAAATTTGTCATACACTCTCATTATTCTGCTGGCCGTCATCGCGCTCCAACCAAACTCAGCTTCAAGCCACTTGCCGAAATTACCATGCCCGATGGTGTCTTTTACTTCGGTCAATAGCCGCCCGATTTCTAGCATACCCTCAGCACTACGCTTTGCCAAAGTCTTTATCTGGCTGGCGCATCCCTGGATATACTGTCTTTTGTCTGCGCTTACTATCGAATAATCAAATGCAAAAATGCTAGGCTGTATTGTCATATCCATTACGTATCCTTGTTATCTCCCCGCCTTCCTATCCGCTTCCCCCGCCGCCCGGCATATCGCCAGGGTGAACAGCAGCCCGGCCAGCCACGCCACCACGCAAGCGGCTACCATAGCGCCTTGCAGATGGCGGCGATAACCACAATCGCGCCGGTGACAACGAACTCCAGCGCCAGCAGGCCGAACAGCGCCAGGACTGGCAGGATTGCCGAACCGTCGCTATCGTCGTCGGGTGAATGAATATTACTCATGGGAACTCCTTTGGTAGCGTGTGCGCTACGATTACGCCGCTTGCTCAAGCGCAATGAACTGATCCAGCGTGGCTTGTGCTAACTGGCTGCCGTCAATAGCCAGCTTCGCCAAATAAAAAGCGACCACGTCAAGGTCGTTATTGATGCGGTCACGTCCAGCCAGCCGTACAAGATCGGCGCGTTTGTCGGTTAGCGACAAGGCGTAAACTTCTGATAGCATTTCGTCAAGTGTAATTTTCATACTCATAATATACAGTATTATAAGCTAGAATAGAAGTGACATTTGTCATAAAATTGTAATATAAAAAAGGTGACATTCGTTATCTA